GCGGTGGTCCGACGGCTCCACCACCAACCTCCAGTACACGTTCACCGTCACAAAGGCGCGCAACGGATGGACGGCTGCGCCGACGTTCAGCAAGTTCCGCTGGACCCGCGGCGAGGCCCCCGGCGTGCGCTGCGTCACCTTCCGCAGGGCGGCTGGTGGTGCTTTATGGTACCTTGGGGCTGCCCTCTCGTGCGAACCACCTTCTGCGCTCGTGTAACGAGCGGATTTAGAGGGGGACCGGGGGACACTTCCCCCGCAACAAAAGGTGAATAAAAGTAAATAAAAAATATTGAAATCTGATAAGCTGCGGATTTATAATGTAGATTGCAAATGCAAAGTGTGTGTTTTTCATGCGGCGCTTGCGCCGCAAAATATTATTGTAAACGGGATTGATGGCAAATGCTCCGGTGCCTGTCGGCCTTGTAGGTGGGTATGTAAACCAGTGGTTAGTTGGGGGCGGCGTGCGCTGCGTCAACTTCAACAGGACGGCTGGTGGTGCGATATGGTACATTGGGGCTGCCCGGTCTTACATTTGCATAGGGATTGGTAGCAAATACCCCGGTCGCTGTCGGCCAGGTTGGCGGTGATTGTTCGAACTCGTTGCAGTGCGGCGTGCGCTGCGTTAGCTTCAACAGGAGTGCCGGCAATGCCGATTGGTGGCTTGGGGCTGCCCAGTCTTACACTTGTATAGGGATTGATGGCAAATGCCCCGGCCTCTGTCGGCCTTGTTGGTGGTGACTGTAACAGTTCGCTGTTGTGCGGCGTGCGCTGCGTTACTATCCAAGAAGTGGCTGCGAAATCTTATTGGAGCTTTGGGGCTGCCCGGTCTTACATTTACATGGGGATTGATGGCATTGCTCCGGTGTTGTCGGCCTTGTTGGCGGGAACTGTAATGATAACTGGGGTTGCGGCGTGCGCTGCGTCTGGTTGAGTGATACGGCTCCGCTTACGAGCTGGAACGTTGGGGCTGCCCAGTCTTATCGGATAAGGGATTGGTAGCACAGCTTGGTGCTCTTTGTTTCTCCGACTGTCGGCCTTGTTGGCGGTAATTGCAACAACGGTTCGTATTGCGGCGTGCGCTGCGTCAATTTGAACAATACGGCTGGCAACGCGTGGTGGAACATTGGGGCTGCCCACAATACCCTATATTATCGTAATAACTTGTGCTATCAATTCCACGCCACATGGCATAAATTAACTCGATCAGAAGGACCGCTTAGTAAGAGCCGGAGTGCTGCCCAACGGCGGTGAGAGGGTAAGAGAGAAATGACGAAAAGTTACAATCATTTATGGGAAAATATGATCGACCCGGCCAATATGGAGCGCTGCATCAAAAAGGCATCTCGTGGTAAACGCAAGAGAAAGAGCGTTCGCAAGGTACTGAATGATATGGATGGCCATATTAGAGAGCTTACAGACCTTCTGGACAATGAGCAGCTAAAACCGGTTCATTGTGAAAAAGCAAAGACTACAGAAGGTAGTCGAAGAAAAGAAAGAAAAATCTCAAAAGTAGGTTTTAAGTATGAGCAGATTGTAGACCACCTGCTGCTGTCACAGCTTGTGCCTATTTTAGAGAAAAAGCAAATCCAGCAGTCCTACTCCTGTATCGAAGGCAGAGGACCGCACAAAGCCAAAAGGACAGCGCAAATTTGGTGTAATTCGTATAAAGGCAAGAAGTTTTATGTCGCTGAATTGGATGTAAAGAGTGCATATGAGACGGTTGATTTGGACTTGCTCTACAGCCGGTATAAGAAACTAATTCGCGATCAGAAATTTTTGCGTCTGATTGAGAGAAACATTTATGGCACTTACAATCCAACGAAAGAAGAAAGGGAAAGAGCCAAGAAAGAAGGGCTGCCGCTTGGGCGCAGCACATCTCCGTGGCATGCTAACTTTTATTTTCAGACATTGGACTATTACATCTTGCAGGAGTTAAAACCAGATCATTATATGCGGTTTGCTGATAATCTGTTTTTATGGTCGAAAAGCAAGAAAGAACTGCACAAAATGGTGCGGGCGATAGGAGACTATCTGCAAGTAAATCTGCATCAAAGATTAAAAGGTGATTGGCAGGTTTACCGCTTTGAGTATTTTGAGCGCAAAACGGAAAAAACAAGAGGCCGTGCAATTAACTGTATTGGTTTTGTGGTTCACCATAATAGGGTGACTATGCGCAAAAGTATATTGAAGCGTAAACGGCAGCGTGTATATCGTCTGGACAAAAAACTGAAAACCGGAAAGAAAATTACACACAAATTGGCATCTGCCATATTAAGTGATATAGGTGAGTTCCGGCATTATAGGTGCCACAACTATTTTGAAGAATATCTTGCTCCAATACTTACGAAAAAGGTAAAACGATTATTGAGAAAAATTGTTCGGGAGCATCAGAAAAAGGAGGATGCAAAATATGGCGGTATCGGAATGGCAGTATGTACAGGATAGCTGTATTGAAGAACCGGCAGAGATTGACATGATATCGTCTGCCGCTGTAGTCTATGAACGGCGTAATGTAAAGCAAGAGGCTGTTAAAACTAACGAGCCGGACAGCGATACAGAGGCGCTTATTTGGTCGTATGAACAGAGGGAATGGCCAAGGGAAGAATATCTGCAGATGCAGCAGGAGCTAGAAAGCCCGGTCACCAGAGCGATTATGCAAAGCATTTCTAATTTGGAACTGCAGATTGCGATGCAGGGATTGGAGGTGTAGGATATGAGCGCGCGGTATGAAGAACTGGCTAATAAGTATAAAATGGGATGGATTACTGACGCCACCCTGCGCGGATGGGTGGCGCTGAACCAAAAGAGAGCAGGGTTCGGCATTACTGAAGATGAGTACAAATCAATAACAGGAAAAGAGTATTAAAGCATTCTACAGATTAAATTGTAGGGTGCTTTTTATATTGGAGCGATTCTATGAAAAGTATTGAATATTCAAAAGCTGTTGTGACTTGCATTATACTTGCAAACATCTTTTTTGCAGCTGCAATTCTGGCTGTATTTTGGCATACGGGCAGTGAACCGACAGTGCTTGTAGCGTCATGGTTTGCCTTTACAACAGGCGAATTGTGGGCACTTAAAGATATAAAAAAAGAAAAAATAAAAACGGAGGCTGGTTATAATGATTGATATTACGCCATTGTGCATGGCAGTGATGGCATTGGCAGCGGTGGTTATCACACTTTATCTGGTGCCATGGATTAAAAGCAAAACAACAAAAGAGCAACGCGAATCTATAAATGCATTGGTGAAAATTGCTGTACAAGCTGCAGAGCAGATATTTGCTGGCACTGGAAGAGGCGAGGAAAAAAAAGCATATGTTATGGATTTTTTAGCAAAGAAAAATTTGAAAATAGACATGGCAGAACTGGACAAGTTGATAGAAGCTGCAGTTCTGGCAGTGAACAAAGGGGTGCTGTAGGATGCTGCATATTAGTCAAAAAGGGATTGACCTGATTAAAAGTTTTGAAGGGTGCCACCTGCAGGGCTATATTTGCCCAGCGGGAGTTCCTACCATCGGGTATGGTTACACAGGCAAAATTAATGGAAAAAAGATTACAACTGCTACAAAAATCACACAAGCGCAGGCAGAATCTTTGCTGGCAGCTGACCTTGCCAAGTTCGAAAATCATGTACGCTTATTTGATTCGAAGTACCATTGGAACCAAAACGAGTTTGATGCGCTGGTTTCTTTTGCGTACAATATCGGGAATATTAACCAGCTGACGCAAAATAAAAAGAGAACGAAAGCGCAGATTGCTTCAGCAATGCTCTTGTACAACAAGGCAAATGGAAAGATTCTTGCAGGTTTAACCAGGCGTAGACAGGCAGAAAAAACGCTTTTTGAAGAACCTGTAATGATAACTAACAACGGAAAGGAGGAGGACGAAGTGAAAGTTGAAAACATTAAGATGATTATTGATGGTAAAGAAGTGCCTGTGCGGCGTATTTTAGAAAACGGGACGAATTATGTATCTATCCGTGATGTCGGAAACGCTCTTGGGTACATTGTAAACGCAAAAGGCAGTATACCAGTACTTGAAACAAAGTGAACAAACCGGGGCTGCATTAGCAGCTCCGGGGAAGGAGGAAGAAAAGATGAATAGTTTTATTGGTTGGATTGGCGGTAAGAGGGCATTAAGAAATGCTATTGTGGAACAGTTTCCAGAAAAATTTGGTCGCTATATCGAGGTGTTCGGTGGCGCTGGATGGGTGCTGTTTTCGAAAGACAAGCATGCGGAGATGGAAGTTTTTAATGATAAAAACGGTGATTTGATTAATCTGTTCCGATGCGTAAAGCATCATGCTCCAGAAATGCAGAGATTATTATCTATGGAAGTGAATGCGAGGGAAACATTTAATGAGTATTTGTTTTTGCATCGTAACAATCCATTTTTGACGGATTTGCAGAGAGCAGTTCAGTATTTTATTCTCATTAAAACGAGCTACGGGTGCAGTATTGATAGTTATGGATGCAGACCAAAGAGTTTTGAAAATGCTATCAAATTTTTCCCGAAAGTGCAGCAGAGGCTTGATAAAGTGATAATCGAGAATAAAGACTTTGCTGATTTAATCAAAACATATGACCGGCCAGATGCCCTGTTTTATTTGGACCCACCGTATTACGGGACCGAAAAAGAATATGAGGTTGTATTTTCAAAGCAGGATCATGAAAGATTATTTAATTGTTTGCGCAATATCAAGGGCAAATTTGTGCTAAGCTATAACGATTGTGATTACATTCGAGAGTTATATAAAGACTACAATATTGTTCCTGTCAATAGACAGCATAGCCTGTTAAATCGATATGAGGATAAGGACAAAAAATATGCAGAGTTGATAATTAAAAATTACTAAGTAAATATAAAAGAACATAAAAAATAAAATAAAACAAAAAGTTATTTTTTTTACATATTAAATTACGAATATCGAAAAAATCTTCCAAACTATGTTGTTTTTTTGCTCGATTGTGGTATTATAATAAAAACATATGTTTGGTGGTGACATGATGATAAAAATTAACTTATCCCGGCTTCTGGGCGAAAGGCGAATGACTCAGTCTGAGTTAGCACAAAAAACAGGTATTCGTGCAGCAACTGTAAATGAACTTTACCATGACATAGCAGAGAGAGTGAGTTTAGAACATTTAGACAAGATTTGTGATGTTTTGAATTGTGAATTACACGAATTAATAGAACGGAAATGAGAAATTGCAAGGTTCTTTAAAGGAAGTTTAATGCTTCTTACAAGAGCCTTGCAATTTTGTTTTTTGTGAAAGATTTTATTCCCAGCGGGAAAGAACTGCTCTGCAAAATTACGCGTTCTTTTTTGCCATTTGGCGCGCGCGGCTACAATTATAAAGGG